TTATATACAATCTTTTTTGTGCTTTTATAATTAAAATACATTAAAGTCGCTGTATCTCGATAGAAGATATCATTGTCATAGAACTGAGCGACATTATAGTAATCATACCAACTTTGCCCACGTTTAGAAATTTCTTCTAAATCTTCTTTAGTAAGAGTGGGGTCTATTTTTATTAATTCTGTAATTGCAACTGTTTTTATCTCTCCCCAATAGAAACAATCTTTAAACTGAGGGTCTTCTGTGTAACTATAGACCACATTCGCGGGGTCTACATAACTTAACTTAACTCCTGTGCCGGGTAAAAATTCGTGCTTGGCTACCGATATACCCAATACCATTAGGTCATAATCTAATCGGCGCCTAATATCATCATAATGATTTTCATCAAAAATAGTGTTTACAGCTTCCTCTTCTGCAATCTCAATAGCAGGCTTATAATTAAGCTGCATATATAGCTGCAATTCCTCATCATTAGTAGGTAAATCCTCCGGATTCATAGTGAATGGGTCTAAACCTGTTTTCGCTTGGATAGTTTCAAGTATGGGCTTTGCAGCCATCTGACCCTCAATCATATTCTGATACTTACTTCTCTTAGATTGAGATATAGCATCTTGAGCATATGCTTTAACTTTAAATAAGCGTTCAGACATACCATTAACAACGATATCCACAAACTTAGGAAGGATAGGTACAGGGGTCCAATCTAAATTTAGATAAGATAAATCTCCATCAACAGCAAGTTCATTTTTATATTTTGCAACAGATTGTTCTCCACGAGCATACAAACGTAATCTATTAAAATCACTTGCTTGATTGTAAAATCTGCATTGATTACTAGTTTTTTTAAACCATTCATATTGAATAGCTTGACCAATCTGTAGTCCAAATTCATCTGTTGCCTTCTCCGCATCAGATACAAATTGGCTAGGAAATCCGGCAGATGACAGGTTTATATTAACGTTTTTCATCTAATTATTTCACTTGTTATTCCATTATTTCTATACTGAGCGAAGGTAAGGCTTAATTTTTTCGTCTTTTGCACGGGAGTGTATAGGTGTTTTTGATTTGCCATTATAGCAAGACCCGAACTAATAGTGGCATCATAAGACGTTCTATTGCTTATATCAAACTTAGCCCAATCCTCAAGCGTTCTTACAAAAGGCATAGTTCCCATTTCATCTGTATCTCGAAAAAGACCTTCTAAATCTAACCCAACATGCTTCTCTATATATGACTCAATAGCTGAAGCATGCGCCTGTTTTATATCCTCCGAAGAGTTGGGCATCCCCCCTAGCTCTCGCTCAGTTTTGGAAAGTTTATTAAAATGCTTGTCAGGTCGGTTCATACAAAACCCTCGATACCCTCTATTCTTAAAGTGATAAAGCAATCTAGGCTTGTTATTCTCTATAAGGATAGGCATACCATAAAATACACAAGCCATAAGAACTTCTTCGAAAAATATCTCTGCCGTTTGAGGTCTAGCTACATACTCTAAGAAAAACTCATTGGTAGGAGCTTCATCCATATGAAACTTCGTCATACCATGAAGGGCTCCATTAGACCCCCCACCCCCTACAACTCCTGATATATCGTAAGAGTCACACCCAAAAGACCCAATATGGTCGTTTCCGGGATACTTAATACCCCCTCTTGTCTCTACTCTATTCTGTAATACAGGATTAGGAGTCCATCCTACTCTAAATCTTCCTCGAATATCAGGATAGAAAACAACTTGTGAATCTATCTTTCCATCTTTCCATCCAAAAGACCCTTGAGTAACATACTGTTCTCGGATTAAAGACTCAGCGTAGTCTAACTGCTGATAGATTTTAGTAAGGTTAAATAGAGAAGATTTACTTTCATCCCTAAAAGCGTGTGACTCAGTGCGAGGGAACTGTCTGTAAAATTCATTTAAAGCGTCAGGGTCATTCTTTAAAGACTCTACCTCAGCCTCCCAATACGTTAACGCTCCCGAATCAATCATTAAATCGTCTATGCCTCTAACAGGTTTGAGGGGTGCATCAACTACAGGTTCTCCAAATCGGTCAATAAATCCCTCCATATTATATTCCATAGGAATAAATAAAGAATAAAGGCCACTTCGAGTTTGTCCGTTTCCATTGCGTAGACTTGCACTTGATTCATCGTATAGCTTCTTAAAATTATCCCCTCCCTTGTTTAATGCATTAGAAGTAGACCCCATTAAGCATTTTCCTATAACTCTACTACCTAAACGTAAACATGTTTTTGTAACACGCCAATTGTTTAAGATGTTATTTGGCTTTATCCATTTACCGCTCTCGTCATGTACAAGGAGTAATAGCTTTTCTCCATCGTAGGAGTTATCGTCTGTATTCTTCCAATCAATAGTGGTATCCAATCCATCCAACTCATCAATAGATAGTAGATGCATATTCTTTTTTGTAATCTTAGAGGCCGGTATCCTAAACGCTAGCTCAGTTTTAGGTTTGTCCATACCATCTTGTATAGGCTTAAAGAAAAAGGGTAACCTATTAGCTATAGGAACAACCTTATCGGTAAACATCTTCTTGGCATCAGAACCTGTTTTAGAAAGTATACCTACCCTAGCATCGTTGGCTAAAGTTCCGGTATTTACACACTCTGAAGACCCCATAAAAGAAAATCCTGAACGCCTAATTTTTAAGTAGGACATACCGAAACATCGGGTGTCGGCTTTACAGGCTTCCCAAAACATAAAGAATACTCTATTTGCTTCACGAAAGTCAGGAAACCCTACATCTATAGTTGCCCACTGTAAATACATATAGTGAGCCCCCGTGATATAGGTGGGTATACCATTATTCATAAACCAATGCCCATGCTCTCTTTGGTCAAATTCCCTTTCGATATAATCTATCCACCTATCCTTAAAACCTGAGGGCATATCATTCCATTGAAATATAGATGCTATTCTAGCTAAAGGTTTAGGTAATTCAATACGTTTCCAATACTGTAATTCTTTTTTCTCTTCCGCATGTATCTCTTTAGGGGCAAGAGGAAGTCCAATATTTATTCCTGATACATGTATTATTTTTCCAAGCTGTCCTGTTGTGGAAATAATTATAATGTCATACTTAGAGTTGTATCCATATTGCCATGCTTTTGCACGGTTTTTTTTAGACATAACATTAGTCGGTACTAAACTGTGTACCGTCTTATATAGTTTATTTTTTTGCTCTTTGTTCTGCAAATCCCTGCTTACTATCGGTCCGACTTCCGTTACTACTTGCTAAGTTAATGTTTTCTTGTTCAACTTCAATCTTAGCTAAGATATCAAATGCATCAAATATACAGAGCTTCTTTGTCGCAGCAGCATTCTTTAGCCTGTCTGCAGCTAATTCATCTTCCGGGTCAGGCTTTATGATATCCTCTAAAGCAACCTTAATCAATTGTTCTACAGCACGTTTCCCTGCTGCAATTATTTTTATTTTAAGCTCATTAGATTCCATTTGCCATAGTTATCTGATGGTCATATATCCTATACAACTCCTCTCCATCAATATCAAAAGTATACTCAGAATCAGGGGTGAAAGATATTTTAGTCCCTTTACCTACTCCCTGACTAAGGAGGTATTTATTAGGATACTCCATAATCCCCATAAGAGGCTCTTTGCTACCCGGCTTAGAAAGTAATGACTCTTCCATAGAGACAGGTTTAACAAAACAAAACCTGTCATGTGAATGCCATGAGCCATCTTGCTTATATAAGAAAAATTGGTCTGCATCCACAAAGAAGAGGTCGTCACGGAAAAAACTCTTCCCGCTTTTTCTTCTACCCTTTATATCGTTATAGAACTTAAAGACATTGTGGTGTACAAGCAAAGTGTCTCCTATTTTAATAGGACCACTATACCCTATAGGCAATTCTTTTACTATAGCCTCACGATTGGATGCGGAAGCATCTTCTTCTGAGCTGCTTATAATAAGGTCTATTCCTCCAATTTTTTTCGTATTGGAGTAGCGCCTCCCTAAAGCAGGTTGGACGATAAAATTAAAAGGTGATTTCATTAAAAGTTTATGTTGTACTCAATAGAAACAGGCATCGTCTCACGAAACTCTTTCCATAAGACAACAGTCTTCTCTCTTTCTATCCAAATTAAAATTGAATGGCTGTCAATCTCTTGCCGTATATGATGAATCTTATACGCTCCGCTTAAAACAGCTTGCCCTACAATGTAGTGCATAGCTCCACCTTTATAGTCAGGTCCTACAGATATTTTTCTAATATCTCGATTCATACAGGGACAGCAGATATAGTTAAATAGTCTACAGAAACTGTAGTAGTAGCTGTAGGAGCTTTAGCGTATACTTCAATAAAATCTCCCGTACTCATAAATTGCATAGCCTGTAAAGTCCCTGTAGTATATAAGCTAGAGGTAGCCTCTATCTTCTGTTCAGAGCTTGGGATTTTAACAGTTCCATTATATAGTGCAAATTCTGCTATATCCCCTACAGTCCAACCGTTTATAGTAAAAGTAACGGTAATATTAAACATTTGGTCCGGAGAGCCATCATATCGTATCTTAGTCTGATAACCCGCTACATTTACTTGAGTGGTCCATAAACTTGCTGTTACATTCGCTAGAAGATAGTTTAACCCATACCATTCTGTTATTACAGTTAAAGAGGTAGTCTGTCCTGCCATATTCGCTCTTGCCCCTATATATGCTTTCGCTGCAGGAAGGGTATAGGTAGTAACATCAGTAGCTGTAACGTGGCCTGTAGCATTGGTAGTAGCAGATGATATAGCTGTAAATGTCCCACCATAAGCAAGTGCGGTAGGTGTAAGAGGTGTATCAGTTCGAGCT